GAATTTGCCTTTTGGCGAATTAAATAAATCTTTTATGAGCCAGTCATGTAACCCTTGCGCCTGCTCCTTGACCTTCTCTTGATATTTCTCTTGCGGCATGACCACCATTTCCCACATCACCACCCGTACCCCCCGTGATTGACATACAGGTTATCACCCCGCTTCTCACTCTTGGGGATTTCCCCGAGGTGACGCTTACCCTTATGAACAAAATAGCCGTAGGGCTTGGCATCCTTCCAGGACTTCTGAATCTGGAGGGACAGGGGACGCTTGTCCTCCTCGCGAGAGACGTAGTGCTCATTTTTGTCGCCGCGCTCTTCCTTCTTGCCGAAGATGACCTCGTAGTTGTCCCGGTAGTCCTTGTTCGTGCATTTTTGAGCTGGGCAGAATAGGTTTTCAGCCATCACTACTCCCATTTTTCCTGGGTTTGGTTCCTGGTTATTTTTCCCGTGTCAAAACACACGCAATATCTCGGTGTAACTACCGACCCCTTACAATATATGCGGTGCATATGTAATGGACGCTGGGGGTTAGCACGACGCATAATATTAGATAGGCTAGCGAAATTTCGCATAGCCATGGCCACACCGAATGCGTCACTAGGAATACATGGAATCAGCATCAATACCCCCCCACCTCACTACGCCCCGCATGGTGGGTCATGCGCTCGCGTTCGTAGTCTTCGTAGTCATCGTCATCGACTGGCCTTTGTTCTGCCAGGTCCAGGCCAGAGAGTACCAAATAACGGGTATTGTCCATAAGGTGATCACGCTCCGCGATAACCTTCCCCTTCTCATCCCTGCGGTAGAGCCTGAACTCCATAAACCAGTTCACCAGCGTGGAAAACACCTTGAGTCTGCCGGTGCTAAGCATTGTCCACACCTTGTAAATCCCGGCCTCCAGGGCATTGTCTGTCAAGGACAGGTTCAGGCCGTACCCTAAATAATCATCCATTAGCTTTAGGCCGTCCCTCTGGCTCCTGCCTCTCGCCGCGGGGTCTATTACGCCGGGTATCCACTTACCACGGGCATGGATGGCCGCGGCATGAATGGGGGGCTGTGCTTCGCCAAGATAATGTTCGGAGTATAAATAACCGGTCTCTGACTCCCGGTCCACGGCACACCACAGGGCTGCAGTCTTGTTCCAGCCCACATCGAGCGCATAGACCCTTGGCCACCAGTCTGGAATATCAAACGGGTCAACTTTAATTAGATCCTCGTCAACAGGATAGATCGCGCCAGCGCCCAGGTGAGGCTTGCCTTTTGATCGGGCATCCCTCAAATATGGCTGTGTGGTGTCTAAAATTTCCTGTTTAGCCTGATCATCCAGGTGTGGGGCATCATCCCATGTAGCGTTGACCACAAATCGGCCCTTGTGAATGCCGCCCTCGGGCAATACACCGTCCTTCATAAACCTTAGAACAACATCGGTGAGCCCCATAAGAGGGGTAAAGGTCAAAAGAATCATGCCCTTGGTTGTCATGGTCCTTATCACGCATTCGCCATATACTGGCTCGGGACACTCCTCATCGAGCCATATAAGATGCTGTGCGGTCCCCTGGAACGATTGACGGCCCTCTGCATAGCTCTTAAAAGTCAGACGGCTTACACCGCCGCTGGTGTGTTTTATGGAGACAGATTCAATTGCGTCTGGTACTCCCCCTGCTTTCTTCCGGGGGGCGCCGATAATCATGTCCCCGGGTATCAGGCCAGTACCTATGTCACCAGGAGGACCAAGGAGGATAGCCTGGTTGATGTCCCGGACTGTTGTACCCGTGTCACCACATGCCCAGGCTGATATAGGTCCATCAAAGCGCCTGCCTGCCCACCAATCCGGGTATTTCCCTGTAAGATGTAGCGCTGTTTCATAGCCGCCAACACCCTCGGACTTCCCAATCCGGTTGGCTGCAATAATACACCGCTCCCGATATTCTGCACCGGCCGCAAAGAACGCTTGATGTGGAACGTACAATTCCCGGCGAAGAGGACCTTCGTCGGGGTAGTATTGCCATATTTTTCTTGTCTTTATCCGCCTATGCAGTTCCTTGTGGATGACGTAACATCTCTGCGCGGGAGTCAAGGTTTCTAGCCTGCTCAAGCAGTTCCTCGTCGGTCATTCGTTTGAGTTCTTCTTCGAGTGATCCCACCAGTACTTTGTCCGTGAAATCGGCATTGGACTTCCCCAAAAGCTCAGATGCCTTGAGGCGTTCCTTCATGGTTTCATTGTCATCGTTCATCGTGTCGGACCAAAATTGCTGCCTCTCTTCACGGGTTGCAATCCTGTGTCTTGACTGCTTATTTTCACGATTTTGGATTGCTTCGGCGATCTTAGGTTTTTTTAAGTTTTCCGCTCCAACCACTCCGAGAACGCTATAGCTCCCAGAATATCCTGCAATTCTCGCAGCTTCCACGGCGTTTCCGGCGTAAGCTTCCACAAAGGCCCGTTGCTTCGCTGTTAGTTTGTTCTTGACTGCTGCCTTCTTTTTAGTTGCCATTCTTGTCAAATCCTGCCATTCTTATCACGCTGCGGAAATGTTTATCTCTTTAGAGACGTAACTACTTACTACCGCTCTATACTCGCCAGTATCCCCAAAATCACCAGTATCACGAAAACTGCGGCTATGGTCTCCATTTATCGTTTCCGCCGCATCATCGGCAAAACCTTGCGAAATATCCCTATGATGCGATCATCCCACTTCGTTTTTGTTTTCTTCGCCAGCCATGCCAGCCCCGCCAGAGCCACGGCTGCACCGCCATATACCAGAGTATCCATGCCACCCGGTATTGTCTGGATCGCATCATGTATTTCCATCACTGCTCCTTTTGTGCAAATCCTGCCGATTAATTGTGGTAATTGTAAAAAGATTGTAAAAAGATTGTAAAAGCCCTTGACTTTTGCCCGATTTTACACTAATAGGGTAGAAGGGTAAGTGATAATCGGAGTAATCATCATAATCACCCACACACGGAAGGAGAAAAAAAGATGGCCACGTACTACATCCAAACCGATGGCGCATGGCAGAGCACCACCTGGCGAACTGTCTACCGTACCAACGACAAGGGCCTGGCTGAGTATCTGACTAAAGCCCTGGCGATCAGCGAAAACGCCTATGGCATCGGCAATCCCGGCCTCACTGGTGCTCAGTTCTCCCGCTACCTCTCTAAAACCCGCCTCCGCAGGGAGGATGGTGCCTACGCTCTCGTGAGGGCCGAAGAAGATCTCGAATTGGGGGAAGACCGCACCATCGACAGGCTGATTGAGAGCTACCATGAGGAGCAAAAAGAGAAAGCCCAAGAGGGCAAAATTGATTTTCTCATCCGCGACCTGCCTCAATCGGTGCACGACCAGGTAAAAGCCGAGGCCCTTGCGATGGGCAGCACGATCAGAGAGTGTATTATCGGTAAACTCAGGTCTCATTTTTCATCCCCTCCTAACCAATAACTAAAGGAGAATAATCATGTCAATTTCACGAGGCCCCACAAAAAATGACCAGATGGCAGCAAAACGGTACGCGAAAAAAAAGGCCCAAGCATCCCACATCGCCACGTTCCCATCGCCAGAGATGTCTGGCGTGTCCCACGAGGATCTCGAGTGGCACGACTACATTATGGTGCACGGAACCCCGGAACACCTGTATGGCATCGACCCCCAGACACGCTATTTTCCTGTCCTGCACGGCCTCTCTCGGGCGCAGGACGTCCGAAGAATGCTCGCAGAGCGAGGGGTCTCCGTGACCCTCGTCCCCTCGATAAGCCAACGAGCAAAGCAAATTATCCCCACCAGATCTACAGGGTTTCTCCTTCTGTTCGAGAAAGACGTTGCCCATTTTCTCGACGATTTTCCCACCACAGGTCGGTGTATGTACTGAAAGGGGGGCACTATGAAAAAAATCGTGAACGGATCGCGCTATGACACGGAAAAAGCCACGGAGGTGGGCAGCGCATCCAGCATCGAGGGCACCACCGATTTTCGCCACTGGTCCGCTACCCTCTATGTCACCCCCAGGTCGAAGAAATTTTTCCTTGCCGGTAAGGGTGGCCCCATGACAAGATTTGCCCAATCCACTGGACAAAACACCTGGAGCGGGGGCACAGACCTCATCCCGATGTCGAGGCAGGAGGCTCTTGAGTGGGCCGAGGAACATCTCCATTTCGATGAGGTTGAATCTCACTTTTCCGATGATATCGAAGATGCGTGAAAGGAGTTTAGCCATGACGTACACAGCCGAAGAGGTGTATGAATCATTCCAGAACTCACAGGATTGTCGTACACTAGTCAGGATGCTGCTCAACTCTGGTCTCCTGGCTGAAATATTGGCAGAGTGTTCCGAATATATAGCCGACGAAGAATACCAAACAAGCATGAAAGGAGAATAATCATGACTACCATTGAAAAAGCCAACCTATGTCTGACTACAGATCGCGTTGACTGGCTACAACCATAGAAGCACTATCCCCTTCCCCCTCACGCCCCGTTTCGGCGGGGCTTTTTATTGCCCAACGGATTGTTGTACCGCCAAATATCTTCCCGGAGTTCCGTGATCGTCGCATCCGACAACCACAACCTCTTGTCGTCCCGATCCTCCTCCCTCATGTCCAATTTGACATACGCCTCGAACAATAACCGTTTGCGTTCCGATCCCTGTGCCGGTAGCAGGCAATCCTTCACGCCCTGGTTGTCCAGTTTAATCCTTCTGCGCTCCATCGAGCGCTCAGCGTATTCGTAGGCTCTCTGTCCCCGCGCCAGCAGTGCCAGGCCCCATCCGGGCTCGCCTGGCCGTTTCTGTCGCCATTTTTTTGTGATCTCGTTTTGTACTGCAGCCTTACGCCGCCATCGGCTTAAAAACACGACTTGCCTACCGTCCAGTTTCATGTTTGCCTATATGGGGCTCAACGATCATTCACTGTAGTCATCATCTTCCATGTAGCCCATGTCCAAATTCGAATCCCTAAGATCATAAACCCTGCTGCCGTAGTATTTACTATCACAACCCCACCTGGGATCATCGTCACTCAATGATCGCAAAAATTCTTCATCGTCCTTATGCCCAGTACAGTGAGTGCAACTCCTCGCAGCCCGCTTATCGCCCAACTCCGTCTTTTTGATGGGTACATAGTGTCCCCTGCATGTAGGACACAATGTCATTTCCTTTTCACCTATCACTAGCGTTTCAACCATACCCCGTTTCTCCAAGCGTGGTTTTGCCCTATACTTCTAGTATACCACGCCATTTTTAGCCGGGATTAAAAACAACACACCAACGACACAGGAACGACGTAGGAGCGATGTAGGAACGACATAGGAAAGGGGGGATTGACAGCATTTCACCAATCCCCAAAAAAGATGGGTTTTTTGTGGAATTTACTTAACGAAAGCCTTCTGACGAGTCTGGTGCCACTCATGAAAGGTCGATGGGAGCATGTACCATGGTCCGGGATCATCAATTTTGTATAGCTTCAGTTCATGGTCAATGCGCCAGCGGTGTATTTGCTTGATGGATACACGCCGTCCCAATTCGTGCGAAACCCACTTCGCTATCTTCTTGGCACCAACAATAGGCGCTTCGGTCATAGCTTACCCCCCAATACGGAGTCACACATCATGTAACCAGCACCGGGGAAAGGCGAACCCCTCTTTCGAATAATCACCCCCTTGGTGTTGGCTGGTCCATAGTAAATCCTGCACCTATCCTCACCTCTCAACATCATCACTCTCCAACGGCAATCCTTGGAGCAGCTCGGAATACATACCCCCCGTGGGGCATTGGTTTCTTTCTCTCTTCTAAGCAAATTCTCGATTCGGTTCTGTTTAACAATAGGATCGCTCGACCAATATCTAATCCCTGTATGTGCTCTAAACACAGTGCCCCCTCCTTTACCCCGAGA